AAAACAAGATAGAACATATTTATCTAATAAAGATGTTTATGATAATATACAAAACGACAAATCTGATAACCAATAAGATTTATATAGGACAAGACAAAAATAATAACCCAAATTATCTAGGTTCAGGTGAAAAATTAAAAAAAGCTTTTAAAAAATACGGAAAAGAAAATTTCATAAAAGAAACTTTAGAAGTGTGTTTGAATGAAGACCACATGAATGAACGTGAGGTTTATTGGATATCTTTTTACAATAGCCGAAATAAAAAAATTGGTTATAATATAAGTGAAGGTGGTAAAGAGGGTGATAGAAAAATAGGTCATGAGATTGTAAAAAATGGGGTATATAATTATTGGGTTAAAAAATATGGTAAAGAAGAGGCTGATAAAAGAAAAAAAGTAAAAATTGAGAAGATTGTTAAACATAACAAAGAAAATGGTACTAATTTAATAAAAAAAGGTCGTTATTCTATTTGGTTAGAAAAATATGGTAAAGAAGAGGCTGATAAAAGATATCAAGAATGGAAATTAAAAATATCACAATATCAACAACATAAATTAAAAAATGGGTGGAAACACACAAAAGAAACTAAAGAAAAAATATCAATGGCCTCTAAAGGTAGAAAATTATCTGACGAGACAAAAAATAAATTAAAGAAACCCAAACCAAAAGGTTTTTCTGAAAAACTTTCAAAAATTAAAAAAGGGGTATCTAACGGGCCTTCCAAATCTAGAAAAAAAGTAGTACAATTGACATTAGACAATAAAATAGTAAAAATATGGGATTCTATTTTAGAAGCCGAAAATTTTTTAAAAATATATAATATATCTGCGGTTTGTAAGGGTAAACAGGAAACGGCTGGTAAATTTAAATGGGAGTATTATGAACAACCTAGATAAGTTAATACAAGAGGGTGAAGAACAACTTAAAGATTATGAAGAAAAAAAAGAATCTTTGTTATTAGATCCAAACATACCAAACAAAATAAAAGAAATTTATATTGGTTTAGGTGAGGCATTAAAACCGGCGTTAAAAATATTATACGAAGAAAAAAATAAAGATGAACAAGTTAGATAAACAATACACAGACTTACTCCAAGATATTCTCAATAATGGGGTTACAAAAGAAACTAGAAACGGAAGTACTATCTCAGTATTTGGAAGACAACTCCGACATGATTTTCGGGACGGATTTCCTCTACTCACCACCAAGCGGATGGCATGGAAACAAATTGTTACAGAACTTATCTGGTTCCTTAGAGGAGACACAAACATTAAATTCTTAGTTGATAATAACTGTCATATTTGGGACGGAGACTGCTACCAAGCGTACCTCAAAGAGTGTGAAAAATTAAAAAAAAATGAGGAAAATATATAATTTTTATATCCATCACCATATTTATATAAAAAGAGAATATGGAAACAAAATATTATTTGTATATTAAGACAAGTCCATTAGGGTTGAAATATCTTGGTAAAACGACAAAAGACCCGACCACCTATTTAGGTAGTGGTAAGATTTGGAAACGACACATTAAAAAACATAATTTCACAATTAATGATATTAAAACTGAAATAGTTTTTGAAACAAACAATGTTGGTGAGTTAATCAAAAAAGGTATAGAATTAAGTAAATTATATAATGTTGTAGAATCAAAGGAGTGGGTTAATTTAAGAGAAGAGGCTGGTGATGGCGGTGATACAAGTAAGTTTATTGATTACTCAAACCCTGTTTTTCACAATTCAAATAGAAGTAAACATTTGAATGATTGGTTAAATAATGTTACAGAAGAAGATAGAAAGAAAATTCTAAGAGATAGAATTAGTAAAGTGGATTTTAAAGAACGAGATAGAAAAACAAAAGAAAATACAGATTGGGCTAGTTGGCGAGAATCAATTAAAAATAGGAAAACTGACTATTCTAAATTCTTAAACAGTGTACATGAAAAAAATAAAAAACCAGTGTTACAATTTGATTTAGATGATAATTTTATACAAGAATTTGATAGTGCTTCATCCGCTGCAAAATCATTAGGTCACGGTAATGGTGGTAATATAACAAATTGTTGTAAGGGTAGGTGTAAATCTACTTTAGGTTATAAATGGAAATATAAAGAAATAGAAAATGAAAGCTAATAAAAACGATTTACACGAAAGTGGTAGACCAATGACACAAGAAGAATTCATCAATCGTATCAAAACAGATGATAAGTTTGCTAAGAAGTGGGGTGAGCTCGGCCCTCTGTATGGTAAACAATGGAGAAGATGGAAAGGATTTCATGAAGGACAACACGATATATTAAAAGTAATTGAGGGTGTTGAAAAACATAAAGATTACTTAGAAGGTATAGACCAAATTTTTAATCTAATTTATAATCTTAAAACAAACCCAGATTCAAGACGATTAATGGTTAATGCTTGGAATGTAGGTGAATTGGACCAGATGGTACTTCCGCCTTGTCATTATGGATTTCAAGTTTATACAAGAGAGTTGAGTTTGGAAGAAAGATATGAATGGTATGCTAAGAAATATAATGAAGATATTAACTCAGTTAGACAATACTTTAGTGTTGTTGAGCTAAATAAACCATTCACTACTTTAGATGGTAATGTAATTGATTTTCCTAAACGAGCAATCTCTTTAATGTGGAATCAACGTTCAGTAGATACATTCTTAGGTTTACCATTCAACATTGCTTCTTATGGTTTACTACTTGAAATCATTGCTAAAGCAGTTAATATGGTTCCTGACCAACTTATAGGAAACTTAGGTGATTGTCATTTATATTCCAATCATATTGAACAAGCTAAAGAACAAATTGGTAGAGATTATACATTGGAAGAAAGACTAAAATTTTTACTTGAAAAAAAACCTGATTTTAACCCTGAAACCGATTTTAGTATTGGTAAAGACCTTAAAAGTTATTGTCATTATGTTATTGATGACCACGGTGTTCCAAGAAGAACAAGAGAACCATATCCATTACCAACATTAAAAATTAATTCTGGTAATGAAAATTGGCATCTATTGGGTATTGACGATATTGTTCAAAGTTTAGACACTGACATTACTTTTAAAGTAGAAAACTATCAATCACACCCAACAATTAAAGCACCTTTATCCAATTAGTTATGAAAAAAATTATTTTATTAGTTACCATATTTGTTTACAGCTGTAGCTGTTCTAAATTAACAGAAGTTAGTTCACCAATGAATTTAAAAAAAGAAAACGATTCACTAAAATTAGTCATTATTGAATTACAAGAAGAAATTGATTTTTTAAAAGATGAACTTAGATTTAAAGAAGGTGAAATTAGTTATTGGGGTCATAAGTATGACTCATTAAGAAATAAATAATTGTGATAAAATGGAAAATAAAAAAGAAATTGGTTTTGTGGACATGGTTAAAGTTAATGAATCAATTGAATCAATTGAGTTTTTAACAACACAATATAAAAAAAGAAGAATGACCACCGCTAGTTATGTTAAATTAATTAGAGAAAATTTGAATAAATTAAGTTCTGAAAGAGATTATTTTGAATATTTGCATCGTATAGGACAAAAATAAATATGGAATTAATTACAACATATATTTGTAAAAAAAGTGATATTGGTGTCCATGACAATATGTTTGGTGGTACCGTTTTAGGTTTAATAGACCAAAGTGCTGGGGCTTATGCATCACAAATTTGTGATAACCCTAGAATGGTTACAATTAAAATTGATGAATTAATTTTTAAAAACCCAGTTAAAGTTGGTAATATTATTAAGATATACGGTGAAGTAAAACAATTTGGTACCACTTCCATAACTTTATATATGGAAGTACGTAAACATAATGTTTATACAGGTGAACAAGACGTTGTTGTTCATACAAATATTAAATTTGTTCGTATAGACGAAGAAGGTCAACCAATACCTATTTCAGAACGTGTTAAAAAAAGATATACTGAAAGACTTAAAAAATTTGGTAAAGGTCTTTTAAGTTTGGAAGAAAGAAATTTAGAAAAAGTATGATAAAAAAATTCATTAAATTTTTAGACCTTATTGAAAAGGCTAGAATCGAATGTATGATTCGTTCTGGTTGGGGTAAAGTTTAAATTTCTTGATAGACTTTAACATCATAAATTGTTAAACAAGGTCTATCATCAGCCGTAACCTCAGATTTGGTTTTGTATACTATTACAGGACCTTCGGTATGTACAATATATCTAAGGTCTTTTGTTTGTTCATCATGTCCTAAAAACATTACTTTCACATCTTGATAACCGTATTTGTATAAGATTTCTCGAACCAAATACTTTAAATCCTCCCCTGTACATTCAATCGCTGACAATTTATCAGCAATATCTTCAATATTGAAATCGTTGATACGAGCTTCAATTAATTTTTTAAGTTGGTGTTCTTTTAAAATAATCTTTCTTTTCATTCTTTTTAATAAATATCACGAATATTTATAATGTATATGAAAAAACCTATGCATATAACTGAAATTAGTAAAGTTACTAAGAGTGATCGTTTTGTTGATTTAACAGGTTTTAAGATGCAAGAAACTTTAAACCCTAAAGTTTGGGACAAAAATCAAAAATTACGTCCTGAGATTAGAAAAAACTTACTTAAGATAGCGGATGATTATATTGAAAGTTTAGAAATTGAAAGCCTTGATATTGATGATGTTACTTTTACAGGTAGTTTGGCGAATTATAATTGGTCACAATATTCTGATGTTGATTTACACATTCTTATAGACTATCAAGACATTCCTGTTGATGAATCTTTAATTCAAGATTTTTTAAAATCAAAAAGCACCGCTTGGAACCAAAACCATGATATAAAAATTTACGGTTATGACGTTGAACTTTATGTTCAAGATATTAACGAAGAACATGTTTCAACTGGTGTTTATTCCATTTTAAATAATGAATGGTTAATTCAACCTGAAAAAAAAGCTATCACGGTTGATGACAAAAATGTTAAATTAAAAGCAAATCGTATAATGGATTCAATTGATGATTTATA